AATTGGCAGTTCATACTGTTTTGGTGCACCAGCTTCGATTTGTTCAGGAGTAGAATGTATAACCATTGGAGCAAGACCATTCTCGTCTTTCATCTTATTGATATGATTCTGTATTGTTTGGAACACAGACTTATCTGCATTCTTTAAATATTCTCGAATAAACGTAGGCTCAGTGACCAATGCTTCGGGAGTTTGGATACTAGCAATACTATCTGCAATTAAACTCAACGTAATATCAGTCATTTTATTAAAACTTTGATTGAAAATTTCCAGTTTTTTATCATCTGAAATTTCATCATCGTTAACTGCTTGCATAAGCCGCTGTGTTTCAAACGCTTTCATTCCAGTTAAAGTAAGATGTTTGTACGTTAGTGGGCGTACAAAGCAAGTCAATCCGTCTTCTAATTCTACAGCTTCTTCCCAATTACTGTTACTGAGTTTATCTAACAGTAATCTAAGATCGACGGTATGTTCGACCTCTTCATTTATTACAGGAACATTATGACTAATTTCCATCATTTCACCGTAGGTAGCAATCCTAATAGCAACTAAAATGAGGTCAAGGTCGATATTAGGAGTTTTCCAAGCATCTTTAATACCCGGAATACAGCTTTGAATTACATCAACTACTGCTTGGCCATTAAGAAGTGCGTCAGGAGTTTTGAAGGTTAGTTCATCCTTGGCAGTCATTGAATAAACTGCTAATTCACCGTTTTCGGGAATTTCAATGCTGCCCTTTGACCAGAATCTACCTCGACTAGGCAATGTAATGTAAATTTTTGGCTGCCGCATGAAACTGGATAACGGATTGGCCTTAGTTGGCATTCCTTGTATTTCTCCCACGGTTTATCTCCTATAAATAACTATGATTATACTTACTATTTATATCGGTATAAAACCAGGGAAAATAATATGAGCGGAGTATCCGACGCAGTCCTAGAAGAACTATTAGACGTTAATAAGGCTATGGCTGCTTCTCTATCAGCTATGGCTGGTAACGGCGGTCAGCGTGGCCGGGGCGGGAGCAGTGGAAAGGATGACCCTGCTACTCCCGCATTAGGATTATTTGGAAAAGCGATCGGCTTTCAAACTGGGGTGCTATCCGGAGTATTTTCTCATGCATTGAACCTTGCAAGTTCAGGCCTTAGTACCTTAACCACAGTTGGTAAAACTTTAATACAGGCTCAAAAGGATTTATCCTATGGGGCTATTGCTGGTACAAATAGTTTATCTAGTCTAACTGAAGGACTGCAAAATCTTCCACTTGGTTTAGGGCTTATTGCTCAAGCAATGACTTATCAAACTAAAGTTTTAGAAACTAATATCAAAACTTATCAAGAATTAAGTCAAACAGGTGCTACGTTAGGGGGTAATTTAGATCAAGTTCGCAATAGTGCTAAAGGCATGGGTCTTAGTATGGATGAATTTTCATCCGTAATGAAGAACAATGTTAGTGTACTTCGTTTTCTAGGAAGTACTACTGACGAAGGCGCTGCGAATTTAGTTAAATTTAATACTGGACTAGTTCAAGGTAACGTCGGTAAACAAATGTTAAGTATGGGCTATACATTAACTGATGTTAATAATATGTTAGGTACATATGCATCTGTAGTTGGCGGAGTTAAAGAAGGCGATCTTAAAAATCAAAAAAGAATGGAGCAAAGTGTTCTCGGTTTTTCTCAAGAACTTGATTTATCTGCACAACTTGAAGGCAAAACTAGAGAACAAAAAGAGCAAGAACTAAAAAAAGCTGCCGAACAAGCTGCTGTAGAAGCTAAATTAGCTGGAATGACTCAAGACCAGAAAGACAAATACGGAGCAGCACTTGCTGCCGCTCAACGACAGGGTCAAGGTGCAGTAGATCTATTACACAGTCAGATGTTAGGGCTTCCTCCAATGACTAAAGCTGCGCAGGTTTTTCAGGCGGTTAATCAAGGTGCAGCAGAAGCTACTAAACGAAATGCTGATATTGTTAATGACAGTTCGACTGCTGCACAAGCTAGAAGTAAAATTGATAGAAATGCTGCTGAAGCAACTGCTGCAACTATTGATGCTTACCATAAGATGGGGAAAGCCGGAGAGGCACAAACTTTCCAAGCAGGTGAAGTTGGTGATGCATTCCGAGGTATGGCAACTGCTACTGCTGTTGCTACAAATCAAGGTATTAAAAATGCCGACGATGCTGAGAAGAGAATTAAAGATACAAGAGCAGCACAAGAAAAAGAAAAAAAATCAGCTGTAGGCGCCGAAGTACAAGCACAAGCTCGAGCAAAATATGCAGGTAATTTAATGGATATGTTTTCTAAGGCATTAGAACCATTATTCCCTATCATTACTGATTTATTAGAAGCATTTACAATTATTGCTCCTAAAGTTATAAACTTCGGGGCAGATATTGTTAAACAATTTATCATGCCGTTGTTTAAAGATTTATTCGGTGGAATGAAATTAGATGATATTATTAAACCATTTAAAGATTTCTTTAGTGGTCTATTTGGTAGTGGTGGTTTGGACCTTAAAGGTGCTGAAAAAGGTGTTGCAGGGTTTATAAAACCTTTAATTAATTTTATTGCTACTGCGTTTAAAGCAATCGACTGGGTAGCCGTAGGAGCATCTTTTAGAGCGGTATTTGTTGTAGTCGGGGATTTAATTACAGGATTTGTTTCTGCTGTTAATTTAATCGATTGGAGTGCGGCTAATAAAAGATTTAGTGCAGGATTTCAAAAATTAGAACATGCATTTAACGGTATAATAACATTATTTAATAATATCGGCTCGTCGAATTCGAACTTTGTTGATCGTGTAGGGAAAATATTTAACACAGCTATTCGAGTTTTTACAGAAGAATGGGAGGCATTTAGTACAATTATTGACGGGTTTGTTAGCTTTTTAAATGACAATATTAGTACTATACAAGAAATTATAAATGAATTACTAAATGCATTTGACGGAATATTTGAAATTTTAGGCGGCATTGTTGATTTTATCACCGGAGATTTTACTGGAGGATGGAACAAAATAACTGATGGTTTAAAAGAAATAGTTAATGCTGTAATAGAGATGATGGGGACTTTGGTTGATTTTACTTTAAAGTATCTCAAGAAAGCCTGGGATTGGATTGTAGAGTCGGTTGAAAATTTATTTACTTCTATCGTGACAGGTGTAGAAAACATGGCCGTAGACCTTGCTAATTATATTGCTAGCGGTAAATGGATTGATGATATTATTGATATTGTTAAATCTATGTTCGACGGCTTAGTAAACATGGTCACAGGACTAAAAGATAAAGTTTTGAGTTATATCCCTGGAACTGATGCTCATGCAGCAGCTGAGAAAAAAGCAGCTGATGATAAAGCAGCAGCTGATAAGGTTACAGCTGCGAAATATAATTCGGGTCAGATGACCCTTAGAGAGCAGCACCAGTACGAAGCTGCTCATCCTGGAGCAAAGCCTCAACTTCAATCTCAAGCTAAGCCAGCAAAACAGCAGCCAGTTTCTGCAGCTAAATCAGTACTTGAAGATAAAGCTCATAAAGACGCGCATGAAGCAAAAACTAAAGCAGAAAAAGAAGCAGAACAGGCCAAAACTTCGGCTGCTGCTGCCCAACAAACTGAGAGAAATGCTGCCGCAGCTAACTCAAATGATCCGGTTGAAATGTTGCGAGCAGAGATCGAAACATTAAATAACAGTATTAGAATGCTACAACGATCAATGGCAGATACAGCAGATAACACTAAGAAAACTGCTACTATTCTTGCTTCGGGCGGAAATTTATTCAAAAGATAAGGAAATTAATTAAATGGCAGGATGGCGTAAATATTTTACTCCCGTTTTAAATGATGGAAGTACAAGCCCTGTAGGCAGTGTCGGTAACCGTGCGAATCCTAGTCGTACTAACTATTCAAGCTATTTGCCTGATGTGTATAGCGGCCACCCGAACAGACTAGAACGTTATCAGCAATATGATACTATGGACAGCGACAGTGAAGTTAATGCTGCGCTAGATATTCTTGCAGAATTCTGCACTCAAATGAATGATAGCAATGGTACTCCGTTTGAATTATTCTTTAAAGAAGAAGCTACTCAAACAGAAATCAAAGTGCTGCGTAAGTATTTGCAACAGTGGACTAAACTTAACAAGTTTTATACTAGAATCTTTAAGATTGTTCGTAATACCTTCAAATACGGAGATGCTTTCTTCGTTCGTGATCCCGAAACACAGGCATGGATGTATATTGATCCTGCTAAGGTAGATAAAATTATTGTCAATGAATCCGACGGTAAAGTACCAGAACAATATGTTATTCGTGATTTAAACATTAATTTACAGAATCTAACTGTTACTCAGATTAATCCTAGCAACATGAATGGCACCGGTCAAGGTAGCAATTACATGGTTGCTGGCGCACAACAGCGCGGCATGGTAGGCGGAGCACCGCAGAATGCAGGCGGCCGTTTTCAGATTAATCAAAATCAATATGCCATTGATGCTAACCACGTAATTCACATTTCATTAAGTGAAGGATTAGATAATAATTTTCCTTTTGGTAACAGTTTAATGGAAAGCATTTTCAAAGTTTACAAGCAAAAAGAATTGCTTGAAGATGCCATCATCATTTATCGTGTGCAACGTGCTCCTGAACGTCGCGTATTTTATATTGACGTCGGTAACATGCCAAGCCACTTAGCTATGGGATTTGTTGAACGTGTTAAAAATGAAGTTAATCAGCGTCGTATTCCTAGCTTAACAGGTGGCGGCACTAGCGTTATTGATGCTTCGTATAATCCGCTGTCAATCAATGAAGACTACTTCTTCCCCCAAACTTGTCTCGCACTAGATGAAAAAATTAAATTACTAGATGGTCGCGATTTATCTCTTATTGATATTATTAAAGAATATGAATCTGGTAAAGTCAACTACGCATATACGGTAAATCAAGAAACTCATGAAATTGAACCAGGTAAAATTGTGTGGGCAGGAAAGACACGTCTTAATACACAATTAGTTGAAGTATTGCTTGATAACGGAGAAAAGATTAAAGTCACTCCGGACCACAGATTTATTATGCGTGATGGATCTGAAGTAGAAGCACAACATCTAAAAGAACAAGATAGTTTAATGCCATTATATCTTCATGATGCAACTACAGGGAAACACCAAGGTGCTGGAAAGTATTTGAAGTATACTTGCAATGCTACTGGAAAGAAAAAATGGGTACATACTATGGTATGTCCAAAATCAAGACCTGGTAAAGACACAGAAATTCACCATATCGATCTCAATAGTAGAAATAATGATCCTACTAATTTAGTTGAGATGAATACACACGACCATAGAGATCTTCATAAAAAATTAGGAACATATCATTTAACTAATGCATGGAACGATCCTATTAAACGAGCAAAAATTATCGAAGGTACAAGGAATTATCACGCGAATGCAACTGCTGAAGATAAGCAGATGTTTATGACTCGTGGAAAGAAAAATGGCGCTGCAACATGGACCAATAAAGGTAGTGCCGATCGCGTTAGAAAATCATTATCCGACACTAGAAAAATTGTATCTGTAAATAAAACAATAATATACAGTGACGAAATGGCCGCAAGATTAGTTGATTTATATAATGAAGGATATGATAGTATTACTAAACTTACTAAAGTTCTTCGTGACGATGATATATTTCAAAATGAATTTAGAATAGCAAATCCTAATCTCCTAAGAGATAAAAATCGTCCTAATAAAATTTTACCAACTGATACTACACTTGTAAAGATGGCTCAATTTATGGGATATAATGGATGGAACGATTTTAAAAAGACTTATGCTGTAAATCATAAAGTTGTTTCAGTAACTTGGTTAGAGGAATTAGAAGATACTGGGGATATTACTATCGAATCAAAAAGTAATTCCCATAATTTTGCATTAACTGCTGGTGTGTTTATACACAACAGCGAAGGTCGAGGTTCAAAGGTTGAAATTCTACCAGGTGGTACTAACCTAGGTGAAATTGACGACCTTCGTTACTTCACTAATAAACTGTTTAGAGCATTGCGTATTCCTAGCAGTTATTTGCCTACCGGTCCAGACGACGGTGGATCAAGTTTTAACGACGGGCGCGTTGGTACTGCTTATATTCAAGAACTGCGATTCAACAAATATTGTGAACGACTACAAAGTCTTTTAAATGACAGTTTTAATACTGAGTTTAAATTGTTCTTGCATGATCGCGGTGTCAATGTTGATCCGATGTTGTTTGACATTAAATTTAATCCTCCTCAAAATTTTGCTGCTTATCGTCAGGCTGAAATGGATACTGCTCGTGTTGGTACTTTCCAAACTATGGTACAGATTCCTTTTATAAGCAAAAGATTTGCACTAAAGAGATTCTTAGGTCTTAGCGAAGAAGAAATTGCAGAAAATCAAACTAAGTGGCAGGAAGAAAATATTGAAAATATGAATAATCCTATGAATGCCGCAGCTGAAATGCGCGCAGGCGGTATTACTGCCGGTGGTGCTGCTGCTGATCTAGGAGCAATTGACGCTGCTGGTATACCTCCAGAAGGCATGGACGCAGATATGGGAGCAGGCGAACCAGGAATGGGTACTGCACCACCTGCAAGCAGCGGAGCACCTAATGCAGGACCTGGCGGCAGCCAGATGTAAAAATTTGGTAAATAATAATATGTTGTTACGCGAATTTGTTTATTTTAATGATGAGGACGAGGATCAGAAAGATGATCGTCGGTATGACCCGAGAAATGACAAGAGCATTTTAGACGTCAACCGTACTAGGAAGACTAGACTTACTTTGAGATTAATTAATCAATTACGTCTCGCAGCAGAATCCCATGATCAAGAAAAGTTAGAAGATTTGGCTCTTGTGCGTGCAATGTATGCCAATCCGCCTGCTGAAGCACAACCTGGTCCAGGACTTTAAAAAATTTTAATAAATACCAGAAATTGATGAAATATTCCTATTTTTGTCAAAAACGATTGTTTTTGGCATATTTCCTATATTTTATTGAATACGGCTGTAAATATACTTGACAGCCATACCACCCCCACTAAAGGAGAAAAACTATGTCTAGCAAGTTTGAACAATTACTGGACTTACTCGTAAACGAAGACCGTGAGTCAGCAGACGCTCTGTTCCACGAAATCGTTGTCGAAATGTCCCGCGATATTTATGAAAACATCATTGCTGAAGAAGCTGATGAAGAAGAAGATGAATGCATGGAAGAAGCTTCCGAAGAGGAAGAAGATGAATCCATGGAAGAATCGATGTTCGGTGAAGAGGAAGAAGAATTTCCTGTTCAAGACCAGACAGACGATTTTGTAGACGACGTTGAAGACGATGACGCAATGGGCGACGACGACTTCGGTGATGACGCAATGGGCGACGACGACTTTGGCGGCGACGAAGATGAAGCAGCTACAAAGGGCGACATTCACGATCTAGAAAACGCACTTGACGAACTCAAGGCAGAATTCGAAAAGCTAATGGCCGGCGAAGAAGCTGAAGAACACGATCACCCAGGTATCCATGACATTGGCGGACCAGACGTTAACGGCGATGACGAATTCGGCGACGAAGAAGAAGAAGGCGATGCTTTTGGTGACGAAGACGAAGAAGATGAAAGCATGATGGCTTTTGAAGCTCGTAAGTCTCAGGGCGAAACAATGCGCGAATATATCGAAAAGGTAACTGCTACTATGGACGGTGGTTTAGTTGGTGCACGCACTGGCGAAACTGAAGCTGCTCCAAAGGAAGGCAAGAGCCCAATTAGTTCCGGTTCAGGCAAGCCAACAAGCGGTGCAAATGCTAAGAACATTGCACAGGCTGCAAAGGGCGAAGACCAAGACGGTACTACTCCAAAGGGTAAGATCGGCGGCGTTCTAAAGCAGGGCCAAGACATTCCGCACGCAGGTAACTTCCTAAACACTGAAAAGTCAGGTCAAAAGGCCAAGGGCATGTTTAGTGCAGCTAAGAAGCCAGCTAAGGGCGAAGGTCATCCAGTCGGTGCCGGCACTGGCAAGGATAATGTAACTGGTGCAACAAACACCAAGAGCATTGAATCCGGTCGTTAATAGGAAATTTAGATGTCAACTTACTTACGAGAACATTTAAGTTTTGATCAAGCTCGCGTTATTTTAGAAAACGACGGCGAGAATGGAAAGAACCTTTGGCTAAAAGGAATTTGCATTCAAGGCGGGATCCGCAATGCTAATCAGCGTGTGTATCCAGTTAATGAAATTACAAATGCTGTTAAAACTTTAAATGACCAAATTCAAAACGGTTATAGTGTTCTCGGAGAAGTTGATCATCCAGATGACTTAAAAGTAAATTTAGACCGTGTATCACACATGATCACTGATATGTGGATGGACGGTCCTAACGGATATGGCAAGATGAAAATTTTGCCAACTCCTATGGGCAACTTGATTAAAACTATGCTCGAATCGGGTGTTAAACTCGGTGTAAGTTCCAGAGGTAGCGGCAACGTTAACGAAGGTACTGGCCATGTTTCCGATTTTGAAATTATTACAGTTGACATCGTTGCTCAACCAAGTGCTCCGGGCGCTTATCCAACACCAGTATACGAACATCTTATGAATAATAAGGGTGGTTACACTGCTTGGCGAGTAGCGCAAGAAGTAAAAGAAGATCCAAAGGCCCAGAAATATCTTCAAGAGTCACTCTTGAAGATTATTAAAGGTCTAAATTAAGCCCGAGGAGAAATAGATGTTGGACGCATTCAAACAACTAGTCGAAAGTGGAATGATGTCAGAGCAAGTAAGCTCTGCCGTACAGGAAGCATTTGATGCAAAAATTCAAGAGAATCGCGACCAAGTCACAGCTACTCTACGCGAAGAGTTTGCTCAAAAATATGCACACGATAAGAAGCATATTGTTGAGTCGGTCGAAGCAATGATTAGCGAAAGATTGGCCGCAGAAATGGCCGAACTTGCTGAAGACAGACGTGCATTAGCGGAAACCCGTGCAAAGTACGTTCAAAAAATGACCAGCGATGTAAAAGTCATGGAATCATTTGTTGCACAGCAGTTGGCCAATGAACTTATGGAATTTAAGAGCGATCGCGTTAAGGTCGCCGAAAACTTCCAGAAACTCGAGCAGTTCGTTGTAAACGCACTTGCTAGAGAAATTTCAGAATTTGCCGAAGATAAGAAGGATCTAGCTGAAACTAAGGTTAAGCTAGTTGCTGGCGCTAAGGAAAAATTCGACGAAGTAAAGACTCAATTCATTAAGCGTGCTTCTAAGACTGTACAAGAAACTGTAGAAAAGACTCTACGTACTGAAATTCATCAGCTACGTGAAGACATCGATTCTGCTAGAACTAACAGTTTTGGTCGTCGTATTTTTGAAGCTTTTGCACAAGAGTATCAGCATTCACATCTTAACGAACATTCAGCAACAGCACGTCTGTTAAAGATTGTCGATAAGAAGGAAAATGAAATTGCTGAAGCAAACAAAGCTCAAGCAGCAGCACTAAAGCTAGCAGAATCTAAGGATCGTGAACTACGTATCCAAAAGGATCTGATGGAACGTGCTAATGTAATGGGCGAACTATTAGCACCTTTAAGTGCTGATAAAAAAGGCATTATGCGTGAACTATTAGAATCAGTAGAAACTAAGCGTTTAGCCAATGCATTCGACAAATACCTACCCGCAGTCATGGAAGGCGCCACCAGAAAACCTAAAGCTTCTGCTGTTTTAACAGAAGCAGCTGAAGTAACAGGTGATCGCGAAGTAAGAAAGTCTGAGGTAGGCTTAGACAACATATTAGATATCCGCAAATTGGCGGGTCTAAAATAATTCAAGGAGAAAGAAAAAATGTCACAACTTCTGAACGAAAGATGGTCAGAAACCAAAGAAGCTCTGCTTGAAGGCCTCCAAGGGACTCGCCGCGCAAGCATGAATGTGTGCTTAGAAAACACACGCCGTTACTTAGCTGAAAGTGCAACCTCGGGCGCAACTTCTGCAGGTAACATCGCAACACTAAACCGCGTCATTCTACCAGTTATCCGACGTGTTATGCCAACTGTTATCGCTAACGAAATCGTTGGTGTTCAGCCAATGACTGGCCCAGTTGCACAGATCCACACTCTACGTGTTCGTTATGCAGATAACGGAAACAACGTAGTTGCTGGTGAAGAAGCACTAAGCCCATTCAAGATTGCTGCTGCTTACTCAGGTAACGACCAGGACAGCAACCCTAAGGCAAACAGCACTGCTGCGCTTGAAGGTACTCCAGGTCGCAAGATGAGCATTCAGATCTTGAAGGCACCAGTTGAAGCTAAGTCGCGTAAGCTATCAGCTCGCTGGACCTTTGAAGCTGCTCAGGATGCACAGGCTCAACAGGGCATTGACATCGAAGCAGAAATC